AATGTATGTCTATCATATTATAACCTATAAGTATTGAATAATTTTTCTGCTTGTTCTAAAGCACCTTCCATCCAAGCTTGTTTTAAACTATAAGATTCTCCAACTAAATATATGTTAGGGAATGGATTCAAAGATTTTTTTGATTCTTCTAAAGGACTGTAGTTACCGGGTAACCAATAAGAAGCACCATATTTCCAATAATGGGCTTTAAAGTATATCATCTTTGGTAAAGACCCAAATAAGATTGTTAATTGATTATAAATAAATTTTCCAAGAGATTCTTCACCATGTTTCACTAGAACTTTATGAAATATTTCTGTATCTTTTGAATCTGTATAACTTACCATAGCAACCCCTTTTTCATAATTCATTGGTAAAAAATAACGGATGGGAGAATTTGTTACAATTCTTGGAAGTTGAGAAAACCAAGGCTTCTCAAAAGCTCCATATGTTCGTAGAAGAGGTTCCATTTTTATTTTTTTCAAAACTTCAAGATTTTTAAAGAATGAAATTTTTTTAAGATTTTCAGATTCCATTGCGCAAATTAATTTGTTTGTTTGTAGAATTGTATGTTTTCTTTTTTTGATACTTCTTTTTCCAACAAGAAATTCACAAGAAATATTTTCTTCTACTGTAACATTTATACATTCATAATTTGTAAATATAATTCCTCCTTTAGAAAGAAAATCATCTTTCATAGCTTGAATTAAATTAGATAATCCATTTTTCGCAACAAAGTATCCTTCATGTGAACCCATTTCATGACTGAAACTTTCTAAACCTAAATCTGCTCGTAAAACTTCTACTTCAGCTTTATAAGGAAATCGAATCAAATATTCATCTGTTTTTTCTTTTCCGTGAATTTTATAACATAATTCTTTTATTGTATTATTTGCTAAAACTTCTTTATCAAGTTTTTTTAAAGGGCCAAACATAGCATCAATGTTACTTTCAAATATATTTTCTTCTAAGCATTCACCATTTTTATATAAAACATTTCCTCCAATAGAAACAAGAGGCTGTTTATATTTTTTCATTAAATTTAATACTAAACTATGTTTTTCAGAAATTCTTCCAGCTCCTATTTCCCAAGTATATCCATCTTGATTATATGTTATCGCTCTACCGCCTAAGTCAAGATATTTTTCACATATAGAAATATTTTTATTGCGTTTTATTAATTCTAAAGCGCAATAAAATCCAGAGATTCCCCCACCAATTATTAGAAAATCGAACATACCTATTTCAATGGAAGACTTTGTAGCCAGGCAAGAACTTCTTGAGTATTTGAACTAGATTTTGTTCCAAGAATTTTCTGTTTATAAATTACAAGAAAGCTAGGAATAGAGCGAAGTCCGCAAAATCCAGCCGTATAATCATTTCTATCAATATCACATTTTAACCATGTTGCTGGAAAATTATTTTCTAAAAGTTCAACATTAATTTTTTTACAAGGTCCACACCATTGAGCACTAAACCAAATAACTACTAAATCGGGTAACGCATTTTCATATTCACAAGACGCACGACCAATCAGTTGTTCAAATTGTTCATGATTCTCTAAATATTTCATCTTTTTAGATACTAATTCTTATTCTTTATGCCATACGCAATAAAACCACTAACTGGTAAAAGTAATAATAAAGTAAAGAAATATATATGGTCGTTATTTTTTCTTTTACCTCCATGTATAACATTTCTAGCAGTTTCTTGTAAATCTTCTAAACCACCTCCTCCCATTAAACCTAAAGCAGATGTTACACTTGTTTTTTGCATAGGTGTTGCAGATAATCCACTTGTTTGTAGTAATGATGATACTGGATTTGTAGGAGTTGTGGATGCGAATAAGCTAGTTGATGGTGCTGCTAAGAAAAATATTAATGTAAAAGCAGCTAATCCTAAAGCAGCCCAAAATGATATACTACTAATAATTCTTATAACACTTGATAATGTATTAGTGGCATTTGATAAAAAGAAACTTGATATAAAATATAATCCGCCAAACGCACAAGTGGCTAATATAAATAACCAAGTTTTTGTATTTTTACTCATATTTCCCATAGGCTCATCGTCAATTTTTCCTACTGCGATAGAACCTAAATCAAAAAATGGATAATCTAATCCATTTTGTCTTAAATTTGGTTTATTATATACTTGAACAATGTCAAAAGCATACCATGAACCTAATGTAAGTATATTTACAAATAATTTTGCGATTCCAGTAAATTGAGAATTCAAAGCAAAATGGTCCAATCCTAAAAATCCCGTGAAAGGAAATAAAGCAAGATATTTATATAACCATAATGGAAATGGAGGAACAAATGTATTTGTAGCAGTATTTAAATATGATACTGGTTTTGCAATAAAACTTAATGGACTTATCATAGTTGCCATCTCCTGACCCTAATTTAATAAAAGGTTTAAATGGTAAATAATACTCCACCATATCCATTGACTACTCGTAATACATTATGATTTGTAGCATACACTCTGGTATAAGCATTTCCACGAGGAGGTGTAGAACCATCTGTAGCATCGGGAACAATATTCATTTGTAATACAAAACTATCTATGCGACTTGCGTTAACAGAACCAGATGGTTGTAGCTCTTCTGGCCTTAAAGAAAAACAATAATTATAAATAAATAAATTATTTGGAACAACTGTATGATGATAATATGGCTGAACTAATCTAAAATATCCAGCATCTCTTCTATCAAATCTATCATAACCATCCAATTGGACGATAGCATCTTGTAACATATCTCTACGAACACCAGATTCTAGAATACTTGTTGAGCTATAATTAAAATATTCATGATTTGTAATCATTTGATTACGCTGGATGAACCATAATAATTCACGGATAGGATGATTAAATTCAAGACGAACAGCCGAAGATGTAGCACCTATAGGAATAGAAATTTGTGGAGTATATTGAATTTGTTCAATTAAATATTCATGTGTATTACTTACAAAACGCCTACGTTCATCAACATCTAAATATACATAATCACCAAACAGTCTCATATCAGTAATTTTCACCGGATTTACAGCTAATGTGCTACAAATACTAGAATTTCCTAACGATGGTGTAATAAAGAGATTTTGTAAAGGATTTAATTTTATATTAATCCGGATAGGATGATATTGTAAAGCTAACAATGGTAAGTACTGACCAGGATTCTTACAGAACCAGAATCGTAAAGGAATATATAGTTTTAAAGGACCAAAATTCTGTGGTTGAATATAATCATCTACTTTTCCAATCATATCATTAAATCCTTGTCTTTGCATTGTAGTAGTAGTCATATTAGACCATAATTCCATCCATTCACCAGTTTGAGTATCAATTTCTTGTTCACCGATTTCTAGAGTAATTTCATCAATAAGAGCATGACCAATTGAATTTACGTAGGATACGGGTGTCCCATCAGTGAGTGTTAGAGCTGGTAGAGTAATTTCTAAAACAATAGGTCCAAGCAAATCTCCACGTCGCGGAACTAAACAAGACAATCGTTTTCCAAAATCTGGGTCACCATCAAAAAACATTGCTTGTGATTCTATAGCAAAATTAGTATAACGACGATATACCATCTTAAAAAATGAGATTTGTGGATTTCCGGTAAGATAAATATCTTGTTTTCCTGTTGCGACAAGTTGTAATAATCCACCATTTCCTGTCATGCTATCTTCGCTACTTATTATGAGTATTGATTCTTTTTCTAAGATAGAACGACTTATGGATGCTACATTATATAGAAGTTTATTAGCAATAGATCCTAAAACAAATTATCCGATATCTACAAACTATATATTATCAACAGATGGATTTGGAGATATTGTTTGGCAAAATGCTGTTAATAATATAAGCTCTATAGATAATAGTGTTGGATATTTACCTTCTACCATTAATAATATTTCAACACAACTTTATAATTTAGAAACAGGATTTTTGTCGGGATCATTAAATACATCTAATCTTGTAAGTACTGTAAATGGACTTGGTTCGGTAGGATATATTAGTAGTTTTGCTTTTACAAGCACGATTAATAATTTAGGTAGTTATGGATATGTTAGTTCTTCAACACTTACAAGTAGTCTAATTGGTTTAGGAACTTTTGGATATGTTAGCTCTTCAACACTTACAAGTAGTCTAATTGGTTTAGGAACCTTTGGATATACAAGTACATTAAGTTTATATAGTACAGCAATTGGATTAGGCACAATTGGTTATGTAAGTTCATTATCATTACAAAGTACAATTAATGGATTAACCACATTTGGTTATGTAAGTTCATTATCATTACAAAGTACAATTAATGGATTAGCTACTTTAGGATATGTAAGTTCTGCTTCTCTTGTGTCATCAGTAATAGGAGTAAATAATAATTTAATTAGTTCAACTACTGATATATTAAAAAATAAACAAAATATTTATTTGAATACTGCTGGTGCTTTAGTAATTGCTGGTTCTAATATAAATGTAACTGTAAGTACAATTAGTAGTTTTTATTTCTATAATACTTTCTATAATTCTAGTATTAATTATAAAGGGAATAATAATAATACTATAGCATTTAATTCTGGATTAGATTTCTATGTAAGCACTTTAGATACGCAATTAGATAGATTTTCATCATATACAACTACTACAACCAGTTTAAGTTTGGAAGTATATCCAAATATAATATTTCCTCAAATTAATACCAATTCAAATCCTCAAATATATCATGTTTCTTCTTTTTTACAATACAATGGTTCCAATATTGGTAGCGCGATTCAACAAACGAAATTCTTAGCAATGAATAATTCAGCTTCTAATTTATTTCAACAAAGATTAAGAATTAATGTTCCAGGTTCCATAATCAATAATAATTATTCATATCCATATTTATTAAATCATAGATTTATGAATGTATATGCTTCTGGTGTAAATGTAGGGTTTTCATCTAGTAATGTAAACCTATTTATGGATTCTACTTCTTCGTATTACTTATCTATTCAAAATATAGCACCATAAACAAGAGAAGAAGCAATGGCATTAACACCCGCAACAGCAAGAAAAACATTACAATTAGACATATTACAATTAAATTCTCTTAGATTCTTAACTACTAGTAATACTCCCATTCCATCCTCACTCGTTTTAACAGCAAATGGTAATGGAACAACATCTTTTACATCAATTAGTTCTATTTATGGAAATAGTTTTCAAAATATATCTGTGCCCGGTCAAAATACTATAAGTTCTTTAAATAATACTTTAACCATTAGTTCATTAACAAATGAATTATTTATATCAACAAATGCTACAAGTTCAATATTATACTTTAGTACCGCATCTGCTGGAAATTTTCTAGCAAGTACTATGTATAATGTATTAAATTATCCAAATATTACATCATCTATTAAATATCAAGGTATTCAAGGAAATAATTATATATCAACAATATCAACTGGAGCAAATGTTGGTATTTTTAGTAGTTTTCAATACAACTTTTCAAATTTCATAACATATTTAAATCCAAATGGTTCTTCGCGTATGTTTATTGAATTTAATCCTAGCTTCATTTTTTCTCCAGTGATTACTCCATCAAGTATATCAAATTTAACAACTTATCCAGAAGGTAATTCAAGTATTAAAAATATTATTTCATTATCAAGTCATATGATGTATGTAAATAATACGAATTCAAATGTCCCTATTATCCCATCTGGAGAACAACAATATATCAATATTACATCTTCATATCCATATTCTGGCTCTACATTTATGAACACTAGACCTTTATCAAACTTTTTTATCCAACCTATGAAATTTGAAATTGATACATTAAGTTTAAGAGCAAACTCAAATACTACTTTTAGTCTAATTCATTATGTATCAGATGGAATTGCTACATTAAAACCAAATGGTTTCAATGATGTTTCTAGAAGTGGATTAGAACGAGCAAGCACTTTTATCAATAATAAAGTTAATGATAAAAATTCTGTTTTTATTACTATTACTAATTCTGGAAACCAATATTAACACCTTCTCTAACTGCTAACTCTTTCGCAAAAGGTTGTAGAACTCCTTTGACAATTGCTGTAGGTCTATAAGGCCATGGACAATGATATACCGCATTTGATTCTTTATAGGCTCTAGGCCATCCTAACATGATATTCTCATTAAATAATAAATAATATAATTGCTGTCCATCAGCAGATTCAGCAATATTTATATCTACTTCTAGAACCTTAGAATCAAAATCTTTATATGCTTTTAGCCTTTTTGTAATAGCATTATACCATTGTTGGCAGGCCAATCGTTTCCATAAAGTTGCTTGAAATGTAAATCCATATATATCATATTCTTGTGATATTCCTAACCATTTCGTATAGATTTTAGAACCTTGAGGGCCAGGGCAAGGCATATAACGAACAGATATTAGTCTAGGATATCCATTCAAATATCTTATAGAATTTTCTATTGCTTCTTCATCAATAAACCGTTCTAATAGAAAATCTTCTTGCATTGGTAGAACTATTGTAATCTCCTCTGGTAAAAGTTCTAACGCCCGTTTTCTAGACATCAAAAAAGAAGAATTTTCTTTTTCTAACACTAATAACTTTACATTATATTTTTCTACTAGAAGTTTACAAACAGCATGTTCAGGTTCTTCAGTAGCCAAATATACTTGCCATTTTAAATTAGGAGCATATCTTCGTAAAAGCACTAAATGTAATTCCAAAATATAATAATATTTTGGAGTTGAATTAATTAAATATGCTATATTATTTTGTTTCATCTACATCCATAATAGGTTCTAGTTTTAAAGTAGGCATTTCATATATATAATTTCCAGATAAATCAAATAAAGGAGATAAAGGAGTAGGTGGATAAGGAGGTGTATGAGGGCTATAAGTAATAGAATTAAATGACAAATCTCTTACTTGATTAATAATATCATCCAAACTTATTTTAATTTCTTCCTTCGTATTTTTCTTTTTTTGAAATAGAAATGGAAAAGTAGTTTCTTTTTTCTTAAATCGTTCAAATGGATTATTTTTCTTTATAATTTCTTCTTGAGTAAATCTACGAAAGTTAAAACGATTTTTTTCTTCTTCTAGAATTTCATCATCATCTTTTATTTGACACTCATTATTCATTTTACTACTTGAAAATATGATTTGTTTTTAGGCTATATTTTAAGTTTAAAGATAATATATTTAATTAAATATATAATGAATTTATCTATATATCAATTATATTCTAAAATACAAAATCCAAATAAGTATTTTGTTGATATTGGAGCATCTGATGGACCAGGTCCTATATTTTCCTATTTTACAGATCTATCAAATTCTGGATTATGTATTGAAGGGAGACAATTTTTATCTGATATTTTAAAAGATAATATTAATAATCCGAATATTGATATTCATATGGGATTTATATATCCCCATACAGTTAATGATGTATTTAAAAAGTATAATGTTCCTAAAGAACCAGATATTCTTAAAATAGATATAGATGGGTATGATTTAGATGTTATACGTTCTATATTAAAAGAATATAAACCAAAAATTATGATATGTGAAATTAATGAAAAGATTCCTCCACCGGTATATTTCGAGGTTCCATATTCGGATACATATGAGAATGATGGATCTCATTTTTTTGGATTTTCTATTCAAGCTGGAAAAGAAGTATTAGAATCATATGGATATAAAATTGTTTCATTAATTGAAGGTAATAATATAATATGTTTACATA